GCCTGCCTGCCTGCCTGCCTGCCTGCCTGCCTGCCTGCCTGCCTGCCTGCCTGCCTGCCTGCCTGCCTGCCTGCCTGCCTGCCTGCCTGCCTGCCTGCCTGCCTGCCTGCCTGCCTGCCTGCCTGCCGAGGATCTACGCCGGAGGGAAGTAACGCGCCCGCGACCTGCCCAGGCGGAGGAGGGTGTGCGATTCTCGGGACCGGGGGCATGGGGGCTAAGTTCGGACCCCCGGGTGTTAGCGTCGATGGCCCCCATGATACACGCCCTCTTCCCCACGAAAACATGTTAAATATAACACTCCTACCGCTAAATCACTAAACTTTACAAATACTTACCCACCCCCACTCTTTAATTTCCTCCAAAATACCCTTGACACCACAAACAGCCCCATGTATATTATGCAACATCCTGCCAAGGTGACTTTCAATGTTGGATCCGGCCCCTCTCATACTCGCAATATGGAGGGGCCATTCTTTTGTCTACACCAAAAATTCCAACTATGTAAAAATTCCACTCACTTCCCTTGCATAAAGTACACAGTCGTGGTACGTTCCCCGCCATGTTAGCTACCTCGTGGGAAAATCCGTTCGGAATTATTGAGGAAACCCAGCTCAGTGCAGGGGCCTTGGGCTCGGACTCACCCTCGATATTTGACACCCTGGATATCCCGATGCCTGCTGTCTACCCAGGTGGAGATGAGCGGGAACCCTCCTATCGGCAGGCTGTGGCAGCTGCCAAACTACTTACTTTCCCAACCCCCCAAAGCGTTACCCCCTGGCCGGCCGGTCTGACTTTCGACCTGGCAATCGGCATAGACTCCACCCAGACGATACTGGAGCGGTACTGCCTAAGCCCAGAGGAGTATGAGGGGTTGATGGCGGTGCCTGCGTTCAGACGCGAGCTGACGACCACCATGCAGAAGAACCAGGAGGAGGGGATCACCTTCTCCCGGAAAGCCGCGCATATCGCGGAGGACTGCATACCCGACATGTACGCCGTTATCAAGGATCCGCTGCAGACCGCGGCGACCCGGGCGGACATCTGGAAGTACATGGCGAAAGTAGGGAATTTGGAGCCCAAGGCCAGCAAGGACGCTGGGGGTGGGAGTGTACCGATGGTGAATATACAGATCAACCTTTAACGGAGGCCACCGATGCCCGAAGATTGCCCGCAGACCACAGCAGAGTGTTCGCAAGCGCCAAGTATCCTGCAGATAGGCCAGCTGGTACAGGGACTGAACCAGAGCCTGGAGGCCGCCCTCTCCCGCATGGAGACCAGGGACATCATGATGATCGATGCCCTGAAGAAAGTGGCGGAGCAGGGGGCGCGCCTGGATGCCCAGCAGGCCCAGGCGCTGCACCAGGGCGAGGAGCTGGACAACCTGTTCGAGCGGGTGCGTGGCATCGAGGAAGCGATAGGCAAGGACGGCTCGACCATCGACTTGAAGATAGGTGCTGCGGTGGAGAAACGACTGGAGAAGATCATCCGGTTCGTGGAACTTATCACCAGCTGGCCGGCGATGGTGCTGGCGGGGATACTCGCGGTGCTCACGGTGGTTGGCACGATATTTGACCTTTGGTACCACTCTCAGGGAGTGGCCATGCTCTGGGAAGCATATAAAGCGATCAAGAAGTAGGAGGGTGGGAGATGTCCGAGAGTCTGAACGGTTTGTTCCGGGAACTGATACTTGCCAACGAGTTGAGCAACAACATCGCCTATGCCCTGCGGTTCTCCGACCCGGACGGGGTGCGCTCCGGCAAGAGCGGCTGGTCGTTCGGGGTCTGCCAGTTCGATGTGCAGAACAACGACTCGGCGCTGAAGTGCCTGGCGGAGTGCGGGTTCAGCCAGGACGAGATCACCGGCATTGTCAGGCAGACGATCGACGCCCGGCAGTTCAACACCCGGCTGGCGGCGCACGCGGACATCATAGCGCGCTACGACGAGCAGCAGCTCTCATACTGCTTGGACAAGGCGCTGAACTTCGACTCCGACTTCGGCATCCCGGTGCAGTCCCCGGGGGGCATCCTGGCCGGGGCTGACTATGTGAATCAGTACGGCAGTCAGGGAAACGGGGCCAAGGCATATTACAAGGCGCTGGGGCGGCCGGTCACCGCGGAGGATGTCCTGGCTTTCAAACTCACCACGGCCTATGGCAAGGCGCACCCGGATGACTGCCGGCGGCGCTACGCGAACTTGGTGAAACTCCTGGAGGGGGTATGAGCTTCCTGAAGAAGATGTTCTCCAGCAGCACTGATGTCTCCTATGGCCGGATCAGCGCGGCGATCTGCCTGCTCTACGTCATGGGGCTGTGCGGAGTAGTGATGTCCCGGATGCCGGTGCCTGCGTTCCCGGTGGTGGATACGTTCTGGCGGGACATCATCCTTGGCCTATACGCGGTCTGCAAGACCGGGGACACCGTGCAGGCGATGAAAGGAGCGGACAAGTGAGCGACATTGAGGATCGGACCAAGCAGATAGAGATCGAGGCGCAGCGGGTGGCCGCGCAGTTACAGGCGGAAGTCAAGGAGGCTCCAAAATGGAAGCTGATCGGCTTTGCGGTAGCAGTGCTCTGTGTACTGGGTTACCTCTGGTGGTCGTTTGCTCATTCATCCAGCCCCCCTTCCGGTGCCGTTATCCCTCTGGCCCCTGCCGTCACGGCGCAGAAAGTCGAAGGGCCGACGATGAAAGTACCGCTGCGGATCGTGCCAGCGGCGGCCGCGTCGAAGAAGTTCCCCCAAATTGGTACTATCAGTCCCGGTAAACCGGTGATCGACACAGGGAAGATCCCCACGGCGGAGAACGGTGGCAGCACGATCACGTTCATGAACATCTCGACCGGCACGGCCTCGACGGTGTTTATCCCCGCAGCGGCGCCGTGGTTCGCCCTGGAGGACAAGAACGCAGTCGGCATGGCGTACCTCTGGACCACCCGAGGGCCGGCCGGCGCTGCCTATTACCGCAGGGACATTTTCAGGGTTAAGAACTTCCACGCAGGTGTGCTTGCTGGGGTGCTCACAGTTGAGGGCCGGATGGGTGTTGGGGCCGGCGTTACCGGGGAGGTTCGGTTCTAATGGCGAAAGTGCGAAAGTTCATATTTGGTGGAACGTATAAGTCCCCGGTTACTCTCGGTGGGTTCAACAACTGGATCATGCCTGCTTGGTTGAGGGGGTAGTCGATGGCCACCGGAGGTCTGAAATTCACACCATCTAAGACCATCAAGGCGTTCATGCGTTCTGAGGCGAAGATGCGTGCGGTAAAGGGGCCGGTTGGTTCCGGAAAAACCTCTGGCTGCATCATAGAGTTATTGCGCCAATCTATTCTCATGCCTCCTGGTAAGGATGGGCTTCGGCGTAGCAAGATGCTGGTGGTGAGAAATACCAAACAGCAGTTGAAGGACACCACGCTCGCCTCTGCCCTAGAGATTCTGCCTATCGAGATCTGCAAGTGGCGGGAGAGTGACAACATCCTGCGCTTTGAGTTCAACGATGTGCGCTGCGACTGGCTGTTCCGCTCACTTGACACCCCAGAGGACGTACAGCGCGTGCTCTCGCTCCAGGTGACCTGGACCTGGGTGGAGGAGGCCCGGGAGATCCCGGTGCCCTTGCTCTCCGACCTTGAGGGTCGTACCGGCCGCTACCCATCGCAGGGGGTCTCCGATGACTATCCCGAGGGTTTCCGCTATCGCAGCGGGATCATCTACTCAACGAACCCTCCAGAGATCGACAGCCCACACTACAAGCTGTTGGAGAAGCTGCCCCAGGAGGAGGAGAACGAGAACTCGATCATAGATGTTGATGTTTTCCACCAGCCCTCCGGGCTCTCCGCAGAAGCTGAGAATATCGAGAACCTCCGGCCGGGCTACTACGATGAGCTGGCCAAAGGTAAGACCCAAGCCTGGATCGATGTCTATGTCCATGGGCTCTATGCCCAGAGCCAGTCTGGAAAGCCGGTCTACTACCAGTCGTTCAAGTTCGCCCGGCATATCAGCCCTGGTGCGCTGCCGATCGACGCCCGACTCCCCGTTGTCATCGGCATGGACTGTGCCCGCACGCCGGCGGCGGTCTTCAAACAGATGCGTCCGGACGGCAGGATATTCACGCTGCGGGAGGCATACGGCTTTGACATGGGGGCCGAGACTTTCATCCGGCAGAAACTCATGCCGATCATCCGGAACTACTTTCCGGTCAACCCGTTGATATTCGTGGGTGACCCCAGCTGGGTGAGGCAGAACGAAACAAATGACAACTCGTGGTACAAAGAGCTGAAGAAGACCTTCACCCGCGAAGAGGGGCATACGGTGCGGCCGGGGATCACCAACGACCCGATCGCCAGGATCAACGCCACCGACGCGGTGCTGCGGTCCTACCCCGACGGGGAGCCACTGGCGCTCTTTGACCCGGCATGCAAGTGGTTGCTGGAGGGGCTGCGGTCGAAGTATCGCTATGCCCGGCTGAAGGGCGCCGGAGATAAACTCCATGACCGGCCCGAGAAGAACAACTGGTCGCATATTGCCGAGGCCAATCAGTATGCGGATATGTTCCTTACCGGGTCGCAGTATCATGCGGCCGATTACATCCGGGTGACCTTTAACCCGTTGAATACACAGACTTCATATCGCCCAGCATGTGGCACAACGGGGTACTAAAATGAAAATTCCAAAAAATCCTGCGGCCCTGGCCGATATTGCCTCCGGGCTCATGACCAAATTGACGCAATACAAGGACGACCGGACTACCCTGGAGCAGCAGCTCCTGAAAAACCTGCGGCAGTACCGGGGGAAGTACGACCCGGAGGTGGAGACCATCCTTGATGACCCCGAGCATAAGACCAGGTCCAAGGTCTACCCCCGGGATACCAGAGTCAAGGTGAACGGCTTCGTGGCCAAGATGATGGAGATGATGTTCCCCGCCACCGAGCAGAACTGGTCCCTGAAGCCCACTCCCTTCCCGAATCTGGCCGACGAGGACATCCAGCTTATCATCGCTGGGTTGACCCAGCAAAAGCAGGTTGCCTTCCAGCAGGCGCAGCAGGCGGCGGCCCAGCAACAACCCCCAGGCCAGGCACCGTCCGGCCCCGACCCAATAACATCCGACGAGATCGAGGCTGCAGTGCGGGCGGTTGCCCAGGTGCGCTCTGACAACATGGCCACCGAGATCGAGGACCAGCTTGCAGATATCGGCGGGGAGCGGATCGAGTACCCACAGCTGGTCAAGAAGGTATTGCGTTCCGCCGCGATCTACGGATTCGGAGTGGTAGAGGGGCCGTTGGTGCGGACCCAGGAGGAAAGGATCTGGGAGCCCACCGGTGGGGGCACCTACATACCCAAGAAGATCAAGAAACTGCGCCCCTATTTGGAGCAGGTAAAAGTCTGGGATCTATTCCCGGATCTGTCTGCTAAGAATTGGCGGGAGCAGGAGGGGCTATTCCGGCGCCGGGTGTTCCTGAAAAATGGACTGGCAGACCTGGCGGCGCGCGCCGACTTCGAGGGGCAGGCGATCAGGGACTTCATCAAGGAGAACCCGGATGGCAACTACACGGCCATGACCTTCGAGGCCGACCTAGATGCAGTGAACAACACTACCAGCATAAACAAGAAAAAGAAGGGTCGCTTCGAGGTATTCCGGTTCCTGGGATACCTGGGCGCGGAGGAGCTGGTGAAGGCAGGGGTCACCATCCCGGAGGGCCAAAGGTACAAGGATGTCTTGGCAGACGTTTGGCTCCTAGGGGACAAGGTCATCAAGGCGGACCTGGCGCCATTTGGGGATAACCCGGCGGATTCCTACTTCGTCTTCATCTATGAGGACGATGAGGAGAGCGGTCTCACTGGGGTGGGGCTCCCCGAGGCACTCAGGGATTCCCAGATGCGCCTGTGCTCCATCGACCGTGCCACCATGGACAACGCGGCGGCCGTAGCCGGCCCGATCTGGGAGTCGAACAAGGCGTTGCTGGGGCATGGGGTGAACGTAGAAGCAATCCACGCCTTCCAGGTCATCAACCGGGACGACGACAACCCAGCGACTGCGGGGATCCCAGCGATCCACCAGATCAGTACTAACGCCTATATCCAGGACTACATCGCCCTGCGTAACGAGGTGAAGCAGATCCTCGACTACGAGAGCAACCTCCCTTCGCTTCTGATGGGCGACCCCTCGAACATGGGGGAGGCGTTTCGCACCAGCGGAAACATGTCGATGATGACGGGTGCTGCCAACATGGTAACCAAGGATGTGGTGCGCTCCTTCGACCGTTTTACCTCTTCGGTCATCGGCGCGCTTGTCCAGTGGAACATGGAGTTCAACGACAAACCGGAGATCAAAGGTGACCATCAAGTTCAGGCGGAGGGCAGTCTCTCACTGGTGGCCAAGGAAGTTCGCGGCGCGGCGCTCGACCAGCTTTGGCAGAACATGGATGACCGGGACCGTGCGATCGTCAAGAGACGCAAGGTGCTGATCGATCGCTTCAAGTCCCGGGATCTCCCGGAGGATTACATCGAGGACGAGGAGACCAGCAGCAAGATCCTCGACCGTATGGACCAGGCCCAGGCTCAGGCCCAACAGACGGCGGACGCGCTCACCCAGGCCAAAACCGCCAAGTCCACGGCGGACGCGAGCAAGTCAGACGCGCAGGCAAAAGAAATCCTCCAGACCCTCGGGGGTAAGATCCAGAATATGATGGCGGACATCACCCAAAAACTCGCTACGGCGAAAGGAGAAACGGATCGTGGCCAACTCGAACATGTCAAACTCCTCCTCGAAAGTCTCGCCCAGGCAACGGGAGGACGAGCTAATTCTGCAACTCAAGAGCCAGGCGGGGCAGATAGCGCTGCAGCTGCTTAGTGAGTTACTAATTCTCCGACTTGAGCGTTATAAGGAGCAGCTGATTGACAGAACTGACGAAGATTTGCGGGGTAGAGCCAAAGAGTTGCGGGATTTACTCAAGATTGTGTGAAAAAAGTACTCAATAACCTTGACTCTCTATTTTTAAAAAGCTACACTCCCGCGTAATTATGAAAGGAGCAACCTTAATGGACCCGTTTGATTTAGCCTTCGGAGAAGCCGTATCAGGGTTGGTAGTTGAGAAAACTGCCGAAGAGCTGGCGGCTGAAGCCCTGACCACCGACCCACCGGCGAAAACCGCCGAAGAGCTGGCAGCCGAAGCAGCAGCGGCAGAGCCGGCAGCGAAAACTGCCGAAGAGCTGGCAGCCGAAGCAGCAGCGGCAGAGCCGGCAGCGAAAACTGCCGAAGAGCTGGCAGCCGAAGCAGCAGCGGCAGAGCCGGCAGCGAAAACTACCGAAGAGCTGGCAGCCGAAGCCCTGACTGCAGAGAACGCCAGATTGAAGGCGGACCTCCAGGCGAGGACCACCGAGCCCACCGCCGAGCAGAAAGCAGCGGCCGAGGCGGCCAAGACTGAGCGGGAAAAGGCAGAGAAGGAGTGGAAGGACTTCGAGAAGGACTGGGCGGAACCCGCGGCGATGATGCTGAAGATGCACTCCAGTCTTGTCACCCAGTTCCAGAGCATGCTCCAGCAGGCGATTGCTCCGCTGATGGCAGCCAACACCCAGACCGCTGAGGAGAAGTTCAAGTCCGCAGTTGAAGAGAAGCACTCCGACGGTTTCGAGTTGATCCGGACGGGGGCAGTTGACAAGTGGATTGACACGTTGCCCAGTTACCAGAAAGCGGGGGCGGCCAAGATCCTGGAATCCGGCACCCCCAAGGAAGTGATCGAGCTGCTCGACGCCTACCGGGCGGTGAATCCGGCCGTAGTCAAAGTTGAACCGCCGGCCGAGACCCCGGAGCAAGCGGCAGCACGGGTTCAGCAGGAGCAGGAGAAAAGCAGGAAGTTGGTCTCGCTTGCCCTGGTTCCGGACAAGCGCACCGCAGTACCAAACGGAGCATCCGACCCCAACGATTTCGATGGGGCGTTTAGCCAGGCCATTGCGAGTGGCAATTAAATAACAGGCTCGGTGTCGCACCAGCCTATTTCACAAGGAAACACTGGAGGTTACCATGGCAGGTATTACCACTTACGGAGATATCAGTCCCCGTACAGCCGCTTTTGCGGTGGCCAAGATGCTGGTGCGAGCGCAGCCTTACCTCGTACTCGAAAAGTTCATGCAGATGTTCCCTATCCCGAACAACGCCACCAAAGTGGCCAAGTTCCGGCGCTACGAGGCTTTGCCCCTGGCCACCTCCCCGCTTGTCGAGGGTGTGACCCCGCAGGGCAAAACCGTCACCTTCTCGGACGTCACCGCCACGCTGCAGCAGTACGGCGACTACGTCCCCCTGACCGATGTGATCCAGGACACCCACGAAGACCCCGTCTTCACCGAGGTCCAGGACATCATCTCCCAGCAGGCAGCCCAGACCATCGAGACGATCCGCTTCAACATCTTCAAGGCGGGTCTCAACGTGTTCTTCGCCAACGGCACCCAGCGCACCGACGTCAATACGGCGGTGAGCCTGACTCTGCAGCGCAAGATCACCCGCTCCCTGCAGCGCCAGAACGCGGCCCCCATCACCAAGGTGACCTCATCCAGCGCCAACTACGGGACCATCCCGTGTGAGGCGGGCTATGTGGCCTTGGGTCATGTGGACCTGGAAACCGACATCCGGGGAATGACCGGCTTTGTCAACGCGAAACTCTACACCTCCCCGCCGGTCTCCGAGCACGAGCTAGGCAGCGTGGAGCGTACCCGCTACGTCACCTCCACCATCTTCGCCCCCTACGCCTCCGCCGGCGGTAACAAGGGAGCCATGGTCTCCACCGACGGTGTCAAAGCCGACGTCTACCCGATGCTGTATCTGTCGCAGAACAGCATCGCCGGCGTGCCGCTGAAGGGCAAGGACTCTTTGACCCCGATCGTGCTGAACCCCAAACCCGGCATCGGGGATCCCTTGGGCCAGCGCGGCACCGTGGGCTGGAAGGCGATGACCACCGCGGTCATTCTCAACCAGGCGTTCATGGTTGTCGCTGAAGTCGGCGCCACCGAGCTGTAAATCTGACGGGGGCCTCGGGCCCCCTGATACTATCTTTGAAGGAGGCCAGTTATGTCCTTGATTAATCTAGGATTTATTACCACCGCGGTCAACCGTTTCTTAATGGGAACCCGCCTTTTCACCTCTGGCGCTATCGCCATCGGCACCACCAAGTCGAAAATCAAGACTGTCAATGCCATCAACTTTTGCATCGACGGTATCGCCTATGTCAAAGCGGCCACCGACGATCTTTTCGTCTTCACCGATTTGACAGTGCAGCCGGCATCGTCCACGAGGTATTACCTTCTGGGCCTCACCGTTGCTGGTGCTTCATCGGTCACTACTGGTACTGCTACCGACCTGCCGGATGCACCCGATGGAGTCTGCCCGATCGGCTATGTGAAGATTGTCACCTCGGCCGCAGGAACCTTTATCCCGGCGACCACGCTGCTGGACGCGGCGCAGGTCACAGCCACCTACGTGAACCTATCCTGCGGCCCTTCGGCGGCCCTCGCCTAATAGGCAACGTATTGAGTCCCCGGCCCCCTACTCACAAGGTAGGGGGCTTTTTAGGTACTAGGAACTTAAAAGCGGAGGACTCACCTATGTGGATGTCCAGGATGATCTCAATATCAAAGGCGACCAACGGCTACGTGCTGGAATGTACCGTGCCGTTGAAACCGGAGGCGAAGTCCACGGCCAAGATGGATTCCTGCTGCTGTAGCCCCTGCGGGTCGTCCTCGGCCGATAAGCAGTACATCGCCAAGGACTCCAAGGAAGTCTCTGATCTGGTGGAGGATATCATGCCACTACTCGACGGGGAGTACAAAACCGAGAGCGACTTCGACAAGGCGTTCGAGGCCGCGACTTCGATGGCCAACTCGGAAGAGAAAGGGGAACAGTAAATGGATGAATTGACCTTGGAAGAGCAGACAGGAGCAGCACCCCTGATGGAAGCCCCGGCCGCCGAAGAGCCTGCAGCAGAAGCCCCGGCCGCCGAAGAGCCTGCAGCAGAAGCCCCGGCCGCCGAAGAGCCTGCAGCAGAAGCCCCGGCCGCCGAAGAGCCTGCAGCAGAAGAGCCGGAGACCTTCGAGGTTATCTTGGAGGGTAAAGGTGTCCTTCTGGTGGGGGTCAACGGGCTGCAGACCACCCTGCCGCGCGGCGTAGAAGTAACGGTCTCCGCGGAGATCTACAACAGGTTGAAGAACGCGGGCGAAATAGCCTAGCAAACCAATAAAAGGAGTTGCACAAATGGATCAATTCAATCTCGGGCTGGAGCCGGCACAAGCCGTGGCCAAAAAGCAGACTGACAAAGAGCCTGCGGCTGCGGGGGCGAAATCCGCCAAGAAGGAACGGCGGGCGATAATCATCATCGACCAGGAACGCGACAAGCCGAACTATGAGTTTGTCGGGGTCAACGGTAAGGGGTATCAGATCAAGAGGGGGGAGGAGGTCACGGTCCCCGCCTCGGTAGTCGGTGTGCTCAACAACGCGATCGCCACCCGCTCAGTCACCGACGTAGAGGGGCGGGTTGTCGGGGAACAGAATTACCATGCGGTGCCCTTCCGGGTAGTCCGCTGGCTGGAGTAACAGGGAGCCGAGATGACAAGAGCCGAGATGCTCACAGAACTTAGGGTGCTGCTGCGGGATACGGTCGCTCCCTACAAGTGGTCCGACGACACCTTGCTGATCTATACCTCCGAGGGGCAGGATTCCTTCTGCGAAGAGACTGGGTTCTTCATTGACAAGTCCACCTACACGGTTACCACGACCGCAGGAGAACAAAACTACGATCTCGACCCCCGCATCATCAAGGTACTGGAGGTCTGGGACGGCGCCCGCAGACTGCGGCAGTTCACGGAGAACGACCGCCCAATCTCAGTGGCGCTCGCAGCGACCAATACCATCCCCAGCAACTGGCAGACTGACGCGGAGCTGGGTAAGCTGACCTTTTATGAGCCACCCGTCGCAGGGGCAGTTCTCACCCTGCGGGTATGGCGCTACGCGGCCCAGGAGCTTACCCACAAGACCGCAGGGCTCTACGATGCAGAGCTGGAGATCCCGGCCCGGTTTCACAGGTCGCTTATCGAGTATGCAGCGTTCAAGGCGTTTAGCCACCATGACCAGGAACTGCAGGATCCGATCAAGGCACGCGACCACAAACTTGAGTTCGATGACCTCTGCAAGAAAGGGGCGCGCGCTTTCCGAAGGCTAGCAGGGGGAGAGGTATATCTCGCCCCGAGCCCGCTTTATTCATTCAGGTAAGGGAGTGAGGGAACATGGCCACCATTACGAGCACGTTCACTTTTGGTGGAATGGACAGCGTCGGAGATCCGGCGAATGTCGGTGTTCCTGATACTTCGCTTCGTGTGCAGGACCGGGCGTATACTGCCTGTGTTGACCTGGTGAACTTCGACGTAGATAACGATTTCAACGCCATCCGGAGGGAGGGCAGTTCCCAGATAGTCGCCGCGGACGTCACTTCCGCCTGGAGCGACGGGGACCAGGCGATCTGCATAAGCAACAGTGTCCTCAATACCTTCGACGGGGCTGTTCTAGCCCCCTCCGGCAATTCCCCCACCCTCGGCGCCACCGAGTTTGTCCAGGTAAACGATGTCGTGGTTTTCTCGGACAATGCCACCATCGGGCATATTTGCGATGGGGTAACCACCATTATCAGTTCCCCATCCGAGGCCATAGATCTTTTGGATCTGGAGACCTGGGTGAAACTTACCTATCCAGAGGCAGCCATTTCCGAGGCTTCCGAGGGGAACCTGGGGATCGACGCTTTCAAGCTGACCACCTTCGCGGGCAAGTGCCTGGAGTTCTTCAACGGCGCGCTCTATCTGGCGGTGGACAATTTCATCTTCTGCACCAAGACATTCAACATTGAGAGCATGGATATCCGCTACAACGTGGTAGCAGGGTTCAACGCCCCAGTAACCATGATAAAGGGGGTAGCTGACGGTCTCTTCGTAGGTACCGAGAAGGGGACTTACTTTCTGGCAGGTAGTCGGGTGCATGTCCAGGATGAGAGCACCATCAGCGTGTCCCGGGGTTTCACCCAGAAAAAAATTCTACCCTTCGGCGTTATCTACGGCTCCGCGGTAACGGTATCCGCGGACAAAGTGGAGCTTCTGAAAACCGGAGATCTGGCTGTCACCTGGATGACGAGCAACGGGGTCTACGCAGGAGGAACCGGGGGTAAGTACGTCAATCTGACCGATGACAAGATGGTGATGCCCGAAGTTACCACTATAGCTTCCATAGTTCGCCGGCAGGGGGAGGCATGGCTTTATATAGCAGCCAGCAGCGGGGGAGTGGCCGTCGCGGTGAATCTCAAAAACGGGTTTCACAGCCGGTACACTAGCTATGATTTCACAGGCTTTTTCCTACTGGGTAAGCAGCCTTATGGTGCCAACTCCAGCGGCATCTTCCTGCTGGAAGGGGATAAGGACAACCAGATCAACGACATCGATGCCTACGCCACCACACCGGTAGCAGATTTCGGGGTACCACAACTAAAGTTGTGCCCAGACGCCTATCTCCATACCCGCACCGAGGGGGACCTAGTCCTCGACCTATTTGTTGACGAAATAGCCGTTACCACAGGACTACCCTTTGAGGGGCCGGCTGTTACCGGCGTCGGGGTGCGGAGGCTGCGTGCTAAATTGCCAAGGGGGGTTGAGGGTACCAACTGGCAGTTCAAGACCTCGAATGTCGCCGGCTGCCGCTGCACACTTTTTAGTTTAAAGGTTCCCCCGGTTGTGTCCCGGCGGACGATATAGGGGGTAATTATGGCCACAGCTACTAGAATAGTTACGAACTCCGGGGATCCCATAGTTACTCCTAATGGCACGGTCCTTTCTGGAATTTCCATAGTTTTTCAGCTGGTGGATGGCGCCAAACTGCAGCCCGTTTCGTTATTTGACGCGGCGAGTGACGGGGGGGACTATGTAACTGGAACCCCGATCACCGCAGTGACAGACGAACTGGGGTATTTCAGCGTAGCCCTCTGGCCGAATAACCGCGGGGAAGTGGATACCTGCTACAAGGTGACGCTGCCAGGCACCACTATCAAACCAATCTATGTCCGGGTAACTGAGGGGGACGGGGATTTAACCTTCGTTGCGGCCAAGGCAGCCATGGAGGCGATCCAGCCACAGGTGCTGTCGCTCTTCGATGCGCTCCTGGCCAACATCATCCAGATCGCCAGCACCGTTACACTGCCGGTGACCACCACGGTCAACGGCCTCATGACCTATCAGGACAAGGTGAAGCTGAACGGGCTGGATACGGCCCTAAACCTGAAGGCCGATCTCGCAAGCCCTACCTTCACCGGCACCGTCGGGGGGATCACCAAGGCAATGGTCGGGCTGGCGAACGTCGACAATACGGCAGATTCGGCCAAGCCGGTATCGACCATCCAACAGTCCGCCCTGGACCTGAAGGCCGATCTC